CAGTCCCTCCATTTCCTTCGGTACCTGCATCTCCTCCTGTTAAATCAACATCAGGACCGTCATTCACTCCGTCGGAAGATCCCGCACGTATTGATATCAACCCTCCTTGATTATCTGATCCAAAATCCGCATCTCCTCCTAATATCCGCAATCCGTTAGAGTCCGCACTGCCTACACCAGTGAGTATCGCTTCATTGCCGCCGTATCCCAAAAGTGTCACAGCCGCAGCATCGATCGTCATCCGAGTGGTAAGTGCGTTATCGTCCGTACCAGTAGAACCAATATCCGCAGTTTTGAGCACTATCTGTGATGTTCCGGACCCCGTAGAAAGTCCGGTCTGTAACACAAGGCTTCCCGCCGCCTTATCGGTAGCGCCTATCGTTGCTCCTCCGGATTGAAGAGTGAGATCATTTCCTGCGGTATTGCTTGTCGTTTCACGTATCATGGCTACCTGATACGCAAATTGACCGCCAAGCGTTATCCCATCGGCTATACCAAGAGATCCGGTACCGAGAGAAAGACGCGCGCGAAGGTTCGTTGTGTGTGCAGAAAGAACCATGACGACCTGACTTGAAGGATCATGGTCGGTCGTTCCTGATGTCTGTCCGTCCGGAGCCACATTGAGATTTATCCTCGATCCTCCGGATCCGGTAGAGATACCACCGGAGAGCGTCAGAGATCCGCCTCCCTGATTTGTTCCTCCGGAAACGGCACCGCCGGCTTGGACAACAAGATTGTTTCCGCTTGTGCCGCCGATTGTTCGGTTTACCTTGATCGTTCGGTTTGCTTCTCCATTGAGATTGATATCATCAGGGCCGAGAAGCACTAGTCGGGGACTACTGGACGAGGCATACTGCGTAGAGTTGCCGGTGATAATGTCCCCTTGGCTGTAAATCGTTCCGTTATTTGCGCCGCCGATTGTTCGCCATCCTACGTTGTTGCCATAGCTTTGATTTCCGGTTGAAATGATGTCGACGGAGTCTTCTATGGTAATGCCATCGGTTGTGTTCGCATACGATTTATTGCCGGAGATGGATCCTTGAAATACATGGATGAGGTAAATACCGATAAGCGTCGAACCGGTGACACGATTGTTGACAAGCGATATTTCCTTCTGGTGGAAACTATTGTTATCATCTGTCACGAAGATGCCGTAGTGCCCGGCGTTTTCGACTACGTTGTCCCGAAATATGTTTCCATAGCAGTCTGCGGCTGCCGATCCGGCATTGATTTGCAGCCCGTTATGCGCGCTGTTGTAGACGTAATTGTCTATCGCCTCACAAAAATTACAGTCCTTGTAAAACGCCATACCGAACCCCTCGAAGGATCCTGCCTTTGCATTGAGCGACTTCGAGTGAAGTACCTTGACCCGTGTGCCGCTGTACTGATAAAAGTTCCATTCGTAGTTTCCGTCCCCGATACAATAGGCCCATGTGATATCCGTACAGGTATCAGTCTTGAATCCTTCGACGGCATCAGTACAAAACACGCGCTCGATCAAGCCGTTACTCGACGTTGCAAAATTGATGCCTCTTCCCAGGGCGCTGTTTGTTTTATTGCCATCAAGCTTAAAATCCCGAAGGCCAAAATTGGAGATACCGGTCGCCGTGATGCCATCAAATGATCCTGATGCAACCTTTTTGATCGTCGTGTTCATGTAGCCGGATCCTACGATGATAACGTTGCTCATGGGAGTAACCGATGCGGCGATCGTATACAGACCTTCTTTCAGAAGCACATAGCCGCCCCCGGCGGCATAGGCGGCAGCGATCGCTGCATTGATCTGAACCTCGTCTGCGGTTCCATCGCATAGGTAGTCCGCGTGAAGATCCGTACTATTTGCTGCTGCGACAATGTATGTCGCGTAGTTTCTCGCCTGCTGATCGATCTGGTACCTCGTGGACCCTATGGTGCCGTAAATATGTGATCCGTCGTATTCCATCGCTCCCGCCTCGGGTGTTGCAAGCAAGGTTCCTGACGTAAACTTGAGCGGCGCCGTGTTAGCCGTTGCGGTCCCTGCTCGAAGATGAAGACTTGCGGTGATTGTCGATACCCCTATTCCCACGTTTCCCGTCGTGTTAAGCGTCGGAACGGATCCGGATGCTGCTCCCCCTATGTCGTCATAAGTCAACGTAGGCGCTGTGATGGTTGCAAGAAGCCCGGTAGAGGATGGTGTGCCACCTGATGTCGTCCGGTATATCTTAAACTTCTCAGGAAGCGTTCCAGAGGTTCCGGGAGTCCACGTGATACGGTTAAAATTGCTGGAATTAAGTGTCGCATTGCCGTTCGATATCGTCACTTCGGTCGTTGCATCCGTTTCGCCAAGTGCGGAAACGGCCGTAATCTTATATCCCCACGTGGCCGCTCCCGTTGCTCCATTGGCAACAACGGTAAGCGATGTCGGCTTATCAATGGTATCGATGTATAGACCACCGCGGACACGCGTCGCACCGAAAATATCTGCCTTATATGAAGGTGCGTTATATCCAAGACCGAACAATCCCGCATTGGTGAAACGAGCGGTTTCGAGAAGATTGGTAAGCGTAGAGATAGCGAGGATACGGCCGTTACTGGCAAGCGATCCGTCCTGCGATACGATCCTTCCGGTCCCTGATGCCGGAGCGTCGAAATATACGGATACGTTATTTCCCGGAGAGGGGACGCGTATGCCTATTTTGTCGTGAGATTCGATATCAAGAGAGGGGACATTAGGACCGACACCAAGCTTTCCTGACGCCGAAACGACAAATCGCTGTGCCGCTGCGCCACCGCCGAGAATATCGATAAGCGGTTCGACACCGGTATAATCTCCTCCCTGCGGCACGATAAACCGCATGGCGTTTCTGTTTGCATTTAACAGTGCAAGAACGTGGTGTGTGTCGACATTGAGGCGTTTGTTAAGATAGAGCATTGCCGGCGCATCGACACCGGAGTCCGTTGTCGACCAGTCCCATACCTGTATACCGTAACCGAGATTGTTATTTCCTCCCTCGGTAAGTCCAGTGCCCTTGTTAAAATCAATCCCGATACCGGTGGGAAGGTTTTGTGATCCGAGCGACTGCTTGCCGCGGACGCCGATATGCAGCGCGTCCGATCCGCCGTTGTTAGTGATATCAATACCCGCGGATATATCGACCGCATCAGCCTCGGTAATGACTTTAATGCCGTTGTATGCCCCCTCCTGATTGACATTGTGTGAATTGTAGAAATTAAGGTAAATGAGATCGAGCACCTGACCGGATCCGACATTGACGGTATAGGGAGCGGATCCCGTGGAATCATTGGTGAGATAAATACCAAGCCCGGTCGTTGCAACGACGGCAGATGCGTCTATTTGTCCTGCGTGAGTAAGGGAAACATTGCCTACAGTGAGCTTCTGAGTCGATTTGTTATAGATAAGACCGGAATCACCGTTGAGCACTCCGGAATCGTTGAATTGTACCTGTGTATTTAATCCCCCCGGGGATCCGGTATCACCTTTCGGTCCTGTTGCTCCGGTAGCACCGGGCGTTCCCGTATCTCCCTTGCCGCCGGTTACTCCCGTGTCTCCTTTATCCCCCTTGGCTCCGGTAGCACCCGTCGCACCCGTTGATCCCGGCGTACCGGTGTCTCCTTTGACTCCCGTGTCTCCCTTAGCTCCGGTCGCTCCCGTTGCGCCCACGGCACCGGATACTCCGGTGTCCCCGCGTCCGCCGGTAATTCCCGTATCTCCCTTGCTGCCGGCTACTCCGGTGTCACCCTTGTCACCTGCGCCCGTTCCGGTGTCACCCTTGTCACCTTTTGGACCGTATTCTGTTCCCCTGAAGTATTTATTTTTAGGCATAAAAAATGCGAGGCGTGTGCCTCGCTAGTCTATTCGCTATAACGATCGATGGATTTATCCTAGTCTAACCGGTTTGATTTTGTCAATACCAACGACACGAAAATTTGGGTAGTCCTTATGATAGCGAATAAGAGTGTGCCGGCGAATAGTGTGTGTCCCGTTGTTTACTGCCGTCTCACCGCGCGAAATGAGCTCAAGGTGCTGTGCGGTCACTGGCGCCTGCTGTATCCGAAATCCCAGATTATTTACGTCAATGCCGAACCGTATATCGTGTCCGCCGTAACTCGGCTTTATTCCCTGTTTCCACACGTGTGTTCCATCCTCATCAATCCAAAAACACCCGTCCGTGCGGAAATAGGGGAATCCGATCGTCTCAAGCACCTTTCGCTTGATCATGGTACATCCTGTCCCGCACCAAAGTATTTTTTTCCCGGACGTGACAACCGTTGAGAAGCCGTTACGAAGGGGATAATCGATGACAGATACGTCGGCATCCATATCAAGAAGCCATCTTAGGCCATTGTACGGCGTCATAACATCCTCCTCGACGATCCAGATATGCGTGATAGCCTTGTTTTCCCAGAGAAGTGACTCGATAGGGATATTGAAACAATCCGGAATGGGGAGCGTAGAGGGCATCCTATGGTCCCACGCGAGGTGTAAATCCGAAAGCTCACGCACGGCACGACTGATGGTATCTGCCATGATAAGACCACGGGAAGGAATAACCAGTCCGATTACCGGTTCTCCCACGGGGCCGCCTTTCCGGGAGGAATACGGATCAATTTGCCGTATTTATGTTGCAGCGGAGCAGGGACCATACGACGAGACTGAATATCCTGATGCCATTTTCGTTCATCACGATAAAAAGTAAGAAGATTTTTTTGTTGTTCTGTAAGAGGTTTTCTGTGGATAATTTCGTCAAACTCTGTCATGCCGCATCGATCGCATCTCTCCTTTCCAATCAGGAGCCAATACTTCATCTTATGCCCCCAACGTCGGCAAGATCGCGCAATCATATGGATGTATTGTAGACGTCCGGTGAGGTACTTCGCAAGGGATTAGGATTCCCCCGCAATTGCCTCTCTTCGTCGCCGGTCCGGCGTGTAGACTACTACAATTATGCTTTCGTGCGAACGTCGACGATATGGTCTGTGCGCTGAGTCACATACCCCCATATCGAATCAGCAGTACAAAGGGTACCAAGGTACTCCTGCTTGTACTGGAATTGCACTCTCGGCTGTAACTGTACAGCGAGGGCAATTGCATCACGATGGAAGAGCATGTTGTGGACGACATCCGGAGACGCAGATTCGGTCACGATCTGAGTCGTGGTCCAAACGTCTGCCCCGTACAAGTCACCAATTGCGGCCTTTCGGACCGCAGTGATACTGTTCACTGCGCTATACAGCGTAAATGAGTCAATATCCAACAGCTGTGCTTTCATGGCCGGTTTACCGACCAAGTGCCGATCCGGTTCCGGTACTTCCGCATCATCAAGATACTGGAAGGCTCGGAGGAGGTTCGTGCGAGTGATAGCGGTTGAGCCATCTCCCACATGATTGTCCGCATCTGCGTACAGAGCGGCGATATCAGCATCCATCTGTTTCCCGATTGCGTACCCTGCCTTTTGCGCGTATTTAGCGAGCAAATTGTAGGCACGCTTCGCCTGCATCTTGAGCCGATCCTCCAAAATGAAGGAGCTCTCGTAATGCCGGTTAATGTTCAGGGTTTTCGCAGTCTCCGTGGGAGCCTGCACCGTCACGATGGTCGAAGCTGTCTTTGCGTATGCCGCAAGGTTAGAAAGCTGATCGATCTGGATCGAATCGCCTCCATCAGCCGCGTCCTCGTCGAGACGTGTGACAAGTTTGTCAAACGTCAGAACAGCCTCTCGAGCAAGCAAGAGGTCTTTCGCCCAGATCGTCGGAAGAAAAATATCTCCCGTGGAAATGGTCATTCGTGGAACTAAGGTTGAGTCTGCCATAGAAAATCACCTCCCTCTACATAGGCAACATGAAAAACGCAGCGATAACAATCCATTTGGTCGTTTACTGATCACTCAGTAACTTGACCACTGAGCACTGCATCACGAAGTCCTCTGGATCCGCCGTTCTTTTTGTATTGTTCCAGCGGCATACTCTCGACACCTTTGAGAGTAACTGCTCCCTTTTTCGGAGCGTTTCCAAAAGCACCTGTTCCGCCTCTTCCGGTTATTTGACCGGCATTGGCGTCGGTAGCGTCGGCAACTGCCTTCGCAACGATGGCGTCATGGTTCATCACCTTGTACGCTTCACCGTAGGAGAACGTTACCATGCCTTTTTCCTTCATAAACGCGGTAACCGCGGTTACGTCAAAAGCCGGCAAGCCATCACTTCCGTCGTGAGCTTTTGCCATCTCGCCTGCTTCCTTCACCCGAGCTTGTACGGCAAGATCCTCTTTCGTCACAAAACCTTGATCTCTCAAGTGTGGCGCGAGCTCCTGCACTCTGGCCGTAACATCGGCCGGTTGTTCGGTTGATGGAGTCGTAGCGGGAGGCGTGCCCCCGGTACCTGCATCTTTCCTTGTTAATGTTTGTGCGGCTTTTTCCGCTTTCAGTGTAGCCAACTCATCGTTGACCTCCTTGAAGCGTGAGTAGGGGACAGTATGACCGTCTCCTCCTTCTCCGCCACCTCCGGGTGCTGATGGCGTCGTTTCCGGCGCTGTCGGCGTTACCGCAGGCGGTGTTGTGTCACTTGACGGTGTGACGGGCGTGCCTTGCCCTCCGTTAACGTCATTACCATTTGGATTATGTTCCATAATCCGCTCCTTTCGTGCGTTGTTATCGCGGATGTCGCCCCGCGTCTAGGAATCTGATAATCGCAAGTCATAGAGCTTGCGGTGTAACCGCCCCTCCCTGCCCAAAAGAGGCGGCTACATCGCTATCCCTATGCCGGCGGCGCTCCAATCTGCGGCGTCGGAAGCGCCGGTAATGGTTGTGTGCCTTGTGTCGGTTGTGCGCCTCCCGGGGGAGCTCCTCCGGGCATGTCGATAGCCGGCATTGTTCCCGGCGGATTGCTGACGGCCGCCGCCATTGCCGCCTTTGCCTGGGCTTCTTCGTTCAATCGCTGCATGATAAGCGGGATATTCGGCGCGTTCCAGTATTCAAGAAGCGTTTGTTTGTCGAGTACTCCGGCGGTTACAAGATCCACTGCCGCTTGCCTGCTATCCGTCTTACCGGTCCCCAGCCATGTGCCGATCGTCACGCGGACATTATTATCTTCGAGAATACGGTCCACATCGATCGATATCTTTTTACCGGCATATGTGACTTCCTGCTTTTTGATACTGACAGGAGATTTCTTTCCGACGATCGCGTTAAACTCAGGCGTCATTTTGTCCGGAACTGGCGTAAAAAATACGAGCACTGACATGAGCTTCTTGGAATACGTCCGGAGAATAAACTTTGCCGTCGAAATATAGAAATCGTTGAGATTGTCACGAAGGTCTGTCAGGTTATTTTCTTCCCCGGCCAAAAGATTTTCGATCGCCTTTCCGGAATTAGCACCGCTAGGCATCCTTCCCAAGAAAGCATCGTGCGCACTCCCCATATCTTCCATGTATGAACTGGCACGCGCAATCTGTTCAGTCACCGTCACCGGCTGACTCTGCATCGGCATCTGAGTAAACTGATAACCGCGATTCTTTTCAATGACCTGACCGTTACGGTTGTATACGATTCCGGCACCAGCTCCCTTATCAGTCACAAAACGACCACGGGATATCACATGATTGAACTCAAGCGCATTGGATTCGTTCACGTTGAGTATCTTTTGTGCCGGGATAAGATTTTTTACCCATCCCTGCGTATACTGGCGATTCGTCTCCACGTCCGTATGATACGTACGGACCGGAATGTCACAAAAATCAGTATCTTCCTCGACCAAAAGTGCCGTGGCGGTGAGGACGACGTGCTTGTAGTATCCTCCCTTTGCGTTCTTTTCTTCCTGCTTCACATAGCCTTCATACCGGATCGTGGTATTGAGATCCTTCTGTGCGGTCCATCCTTCCACATTGAGTCCGCTCGTCATTTTCATCAGGGTAACTTTCATGTCGGACGCAGCGAGCTTATTGTCGGATATCACATCTTCCCGATGATTATACCGGTCGTCATTGAGGATGTCCTCCGTTTTGACGGATTCAGCCATAAAGACAAACCGGGCATCCTTGTACGAGATATTATCGAGGCACGTGGGATCCGAGAAAAGATCGAATGGGGAGACTGCTTTACTCATCAGCCACTTCACCTTTGCATCCCACCAAAACCACATATGCCCTACAGAGGCCCACAAGGCATCCCCAACGACTTCTTTCACCTTGATGCGGAATGTCTTACCACTGGACTCATCCTCGAGGTAAAAGAGATCAAGGAACCGCTCAGAAGCGATTGCCTTGTTATACACCTTTTCGTTAAGATCCTGCGCCATGACTTCCCACTTCGGTTGATATTTAAGCACGTAGTTTCGGATAGCTCGGACGATCGTGTACAGCTTGTTAATCGTCACCTTGAACTTATTTGCTGGATCCACCGTTTCGAGCGTATTGGTGCCGGTATTCCAACGTACCCATTGATTGCCATCGACAAAGTTTTTCCGGACGAACCATTCCCATTCAATCGGCTTTTTTGCTTCCGCAGCTGCCGTGATCCACTGGGAATATAGGGCATGGGCCGCGACTTCTTCCGGTGTCATGGTTGTTTCCGGGATCTCGTCGGCTTTCTTTTCTTCCGGTGTTTTCTCGATACGTTGTATTGGCATAGCTAGCTAGTAAATTGGACCTGTGTGTGCGGATTGATAAGGTATGGGTTTGGCATGTCCTCAAGCGCTATTGTGTTATCTGGCTCGGCAATGGTGTTCTTCCCCCCTAAGTCATCCGGACGGACGGGTGTTTTTTCGAGTTTCTTGGTATTTTTCATAGCGCCGGCAGCGCGTTCCTTCGCGATAGTGAGACGAAGATATATGATATACCCCACAAGCGATCCAGCGATGATTCCGGCAATGATGGCGATGGTAAGTTGCATAAAAAAAGCGGCGCCTCTGCGGCGTCGCTAGTCTATTCGCTATAACGATCTCAGAAATAATCCTAAGACCTTTCCGGTCTGTTTGTCAAGTGATCGGTTGAATGGACCTCGACATCGATGGACGTTGTAAACTTAACTAACATCTTATCGTCCTTCCACGAAATGTATATTTCCCCCGAGTGATGATCGACGATCGTTTGCTTGACGATCGCCATTTTTGTGTTGAGTAAATCGAGCCTTGTTTTGATATCGTTTGTCATATGGTTAGCTCGTAAAGTCCATGGTATCAAGGCCGGTCCCCATCGGCGCATTAAGTGATGGACCGCCATCCGGAGCGGAAAACGATCCTCCGGAAGAAAGTCCGGCAAACTCAGGGACCGGATTCGTCTGGTAATACCATTGTCCTATGAGAAACGTCATTACACGATCGTCCTTCTCGATACCGGTCGAGGTACGGGCTGCCTCAAACTTTCCGTCGGTGTTACGCTGAAACGCCTGCATCTCAAGAATGTAGTCGGCATCCCGGATGATTGCCGCATGCTCCCGGATCGACTTCTGTCCTGCGGCGATAAGAAGCGGTCGCGTGCGTGTATTCGTGTTGAATCCGTATGTCTCCTCCACCTTGTTGATCTGCTGATCAATCAGCACCTTCACCGTGTAGAGATTCGGATAATCCATAAGCCGAAGCGCTGCAACACACCCCGCTCCTATACCGTTGTTTTCCGGAATAACCAGCGCATCGTTGTAATAGTGACCGAGCTTAAAGAGAATCTGACCGAAGTAATCCGGCTCGAAGTGACCATGGACCGTTGCTACCTGTTCATTCCTTCCCCAGTGCTGCACCGAAGCTGAAGAAAAATCTCCTGATTTGCCCACGTCGGCTGAAATGAAATAAAGAGAATTAGGCAGCGGCTTCTCCCACACCTTGAGCCATCCATTTTCATCTGGTTGCAATGTCATTCGAATACCTCCACAAATGTCATTCGAGTACCCCCACAAACGACGGAGGTCTGACCGTCGTATTATAAAACCATCCGAGTGCTTCCTTATCAAACGCAGATACTCCGGACGAAAGAAATGCCTCAAGGTCCGTCGCCGGATACTGCTCCTTGAAAGAATCGATGGAACCCAACGTCGCAATCATATTCCGGCGCCAGTACAGCTGCGCGGGAGAAAGACGGTACAGCTTTGCAATGTTCTGCTCCTCTGCGGTCCATCCCAACTGATGCGGCGGCTCAACAGCATAACGCTTCGTAGCAAACCATGGAGAAAAATAGGGACGGAAGGGACTCTTGCCTTCTTTTTCCTTCACCCATTCACCATGATGGAAATTGCCCATGCCGTTTGCCGTCGTTTCTTTAATGATCACCCCGTCATTGGGTACAGCAGGCACAATGTTTCGGATCAAACGCTCCGGATCCGGATACCGGGAGAACTCGGATAAATGAAGCCGATGGATAGTGTCTCCCTGACCGAACGAGCGCGATCCTGCGGTGCCGATATAGAACACTGAGTTTGTCGCCTTATTGACGATCATATTGGTATTTGATGTATCCAGCGGCGTAACGAAGGGAAGGCGCTGAAGAAAGAGATGGACCTTCCGAAAGAGACGCTTTGTAGCTTCAGACTCATGTGATACGCACACACACCATATGTTAGGGATGGTAAGAAAATCCACCGTGAACTCGGCAAGGATAAGCGTCGAGAAACCCTGCTGCCGGGCTTTGAGGATGTCATCACGGCTCGTGCGGCCATCGTAGTAATCCGTCTGTACCTCATTGAAGGTAAACGGAACGATCCGTGCTTGCGGATCCTCCACCCAAAACATCCCCTCGATTATTTTACGAGGATCCGTCCGGGCTAGCTGTAGGAACTGATCCGGTAATATCTCCATCGACAGCGATTCCCCTTTCTTCCGCAGACTTCGTAAACGCTGCGGCCATGACATTTACCTGATTGATCGGCTTTGTTTGCTGTTGCTCAAATTGCTCCGGCTTCATAATACCCATAAGGATCATCATGTCGCGCCACCACGAGTGATTCGTTTCCGCCTGCTTCACGCCGGATTTGATAAGCTCGACCTTTATTTCATCCAGCCACGCATCGAACTCCTTGTTATACCAGAGAAGAAACTCAGGGCCGTCATGGCACCATTCGTAGTACACGCCGCGATCCACTTTACACTCAGCAGCAATTTTCGTCACCATTTTCGTCCGCAATTGCATCGCAGTGTGTAACCACAGCTTTTGCTTGTCGCTCGGCTTCCAACTTGTCGGTTTTTGTTCGGTCACAATAGGACTCAATGGGACAGAAGAGGACACTGATGTCGTATCTTGTACAGGAGATGCTGGTGGGTCCGGGACAGCGGGAGTATCCATAGGGTTATGATAGCACACCGGGCAACATGCGAAACAGTATCGACTCGTATTCCTTTATACTTTCCGGCCAATTATAGGTGAGGGCCGTTGCAACGCCATTTTTAGACAACGAATCATACATCCGCTTATTTTTGAGGACCACCTGCGTCAATACAGAGGCTTCTACGACGGACCTATTCTTGAAAATAAGGCAATTAGCCTTGTCCCGCGCATAATCGGCGGATCCCCCGTCATCCGATAAAATAACCGGTACGCCACATGCCATCGCTTCCAGAGCCGGCCAATTCCATCCCTCATACCATGAGGGTGAGATAAATACCCGGGCCCGGGAGTATGCCTCGGCCATTTTCTGCTGCGGTATGCCGGAATTATCGCCGAACTTCCGGGAGGTCAACCTCAGTCGCTTTGCCACCTCTTCCGCTATGTAGCTTCCTTTCCACGTACGGGAAGCGCCATAGTAGAGTATATCTACGTCCTTCTCCACCTCTACCGGACGGAACATATCGTGGTCTATTCCTCCATGATGGACCGGCGGACGGGCACCGGTTTCGAGAAACATTGCGTCCGCCGTCCATTGACTGTTCGCGATAATCCGGAACCCACCGTTATATGCCGCGCGCAAGACATTGTAGTCTTTATGCAGGACCGCCCAGTGAAGGGCGTAGTATATCCGTAGCACTGCCGGTATTTTCCTCGCCAGCGCCCATTGTGTCTCCTCATTAAATATGACGACGTCGAACGACCGCTTTACCGCCTGACGCTCCGGAATCTTTCCAAACGACTGCGGCATCCATCCGCCAAGCTGACCGGTGTCATATACCCAGTCCGGAACGGATATCGTTACCGTGTGACCGAGCGCGACGAGACCATTTGCTATCTCGTGGATCCTGCGGATCCCCCCGCATACCGCCAAGTGTGGCTCGACAAAAAGAATGTTCATAAGCTACTCGATGATCAGGCCCACCAAACCTAATAATGGGCCCGATCGTTGAATATATTATGGTGCGAAATGAAAGGCGTAGTCCCACATTTTCTGTACGACATCGAACGAAGGAAGCGCCGGATATTTCTGCCGAAGGTGCTCACCATCCAACTCAAGGAACCGACGAAGGAGTGATCTGATATGATCGCGGTCCGTAGAATACAGATTGAGATACTTCTCGATCGGATGACTCTTTGCCGCATGATGATGGTTAAATGCCACGATAGGCATCCCTACTGTCATTGCCTCAAACATCACGAGCGTATACGGAGAATTGCTGAAATAGAACAGCACCTTGCTCCGTGCGTAGTTTTGACGGAACGATCCGGTATCCGTATCGTTGACGACGCGGTACGGAATACCGTCAAGATACGCATCAAGGTCCATGTACACGCCGGTTGCCCCCCGGATGACCTCTTTCCATCGCTCCTCGGGCTTCCTATTGACCACAATCACCTCGTTTCTGTCCGGTCGATACACCGGATACTCTTTTGGATTGACCGCAAACGGAATAAATCTCGTTACGCCCTGGGGAAAATGCTCCGGAAGATAACAATCCTCAGCACCGATCACTTGAATTGCCTTTGCGTCAAACAAGTCCTGTACGTTTTTCTGAAGATAGGGGAACGTGGGATCCGTATAGTAGACAATCGTCGGCTTTCCGGTCGTTAGCGACTCCTTATCGTACGGCAGCGTAGACACGATGATGTCCTCATCTCCCCGCCACGTTTTCGAGAATCCCGGCCACAAGGGAGAAAGACGCACCTCATGGCCCATTCCCTGCCACAAATCCGCAAGCATCTGGATAAGTCCCGCGTGCTTAGCATAGAGTCCGATGATCATAGTGCGTTCCTTTCCGCATGGATAATTCCCATGACATCGTTGCCCACTACCGAGCAAGCAAACCTATCGCTCAACAATGAGAGAATATCGTCGCGACGGCGTGCGCTCACATACTCTACCGCGAGTCGAACGACGCGGTCCAGATAGTGAAATGCCTGTAAGATTAAAAGCTCCGAGTCCTCACAATCCAATTTAAGAAAATCACAGCGATCTACTCCTTCGTTCTTGAATACGTTGTCGAGCGTGATGACGCCGATTTTTTCCGTCAGCGGACCGTTCGTGAAAAATCCCGTGCCGCCGAAGTTTCGTTGCCGAATATGAAGCGTCTGCATCCCGGGCTCATTCCAAATGCCGATATGCCGTGCCGCTGCATCGACATTGTTCTCCCGGATGTTCCGCTGCAACATATCGAAGCTTTCCTGCATCGGCTCAAATGACAGTACACGAGCACCCAGCTGCCCGGCAAATACCGTAAATGATCCGATATGCGCCCCCACGTCAATCACGACCATCCCGGGCCGTATGTAGTCTTTCACGTGATATGCGTCCCGCGTGATCACTTCGTCGATGATGTCCCTATCCGTGCTTCCCGGACGTACAACAAAATTAAGGCTGCCGATAAGGCATATGTCGTCACTCATAGATTTTGCATGACCAGCGAAGCAAAGGTATACTTTCCTTCGACCGCCAATTCCTCCTGATTCTTTATATCGACATTATGGTAATTTTTTTCTCCGAGAATCGGCAGAGAAAAATCCTTGATAAGCTGCTCGAGCTGTCCTTCATTGAATGTCGTACCGCTCTTGATAGCAGTGACGGCTCCTTCCATGTAGTCGGTCGTCAAACAGATATACCCGGATTTTTTGCATACCCGCTTCATTTCCTTGACCATCATCGCATGGTCCGTCACGTGCTCTATCGTAGAAAAGGCAGTTACGCAGTCGAACGTCTCGGACTCATAGGGGAGCGGCTTAAAGAGATCACCCTGATCGATCTGTACGTGATCCCGCACGCCGGATGCCGTATACAGCCGCTCACGGTCGGAAACAAATGCCATGTCGAACGTCGTCACCTCGCACATGAGGCGGCGGACCATGTAAATCGGCGCCAGTGACTTACACGTACCAAGGTCGAGTACCCGCTTTCCTACAAACCCGGCGCTGTTGAATATCTGCCCATACTCCCATGCGCGGTTGAGATTCGAGTACGAAAACGTGATCCTCTCGTCTTTAAGGATCGTCCACCAGCCCTCAAAATATGCTTTAATTTCCGCGTACTGGGACATTTTGTAGTCACGCTTATCGAACAATTTGCTGGATATCATAGTAGTTCTAGCGCGTCCTCTACGCGATCAAGGGAAGCACGCCACGAAAACATCGAAAGATACTCGTTTGACGTCCGCCATACCTTGTACCAGTAATCGAGGTAATACTTCAGTTGATCTTTTTTGGTAAACCACGACACTTGCGGATAGGAACGCACGTTCTCCGTAAGGACCGGATTTTTATAGACGATAACCGGCATCCCGCAGGCCATGGCTTCAGTCAAGGGGATACTCCATCCCTCCCGGTTGCTGTTTTTGACAAAAAGAAAATGCTGCTGATAAAGTGACGCCATGGCCTGCGGCTCGAGGCTCATTGATGTCACTGATACATTCTCGAGCATACCGGATTTTTGCATCTCTACCATCACCTCCGGCTTGAGGTTCCACGTTTTTACCGTAAGATTGACGTTATTCTTTCCGGAGAAAAGCTCCCTAAAGGCTTCGAGCGTCATCTGCCAGTTTTCCCGGGACGACTCCGCACCCCACGCTTCATGTACCGTCAGCACGTTGAATCGGTCGGGTGCCGCATACGGATGGTAGTATCGCGTGTCGACGGCGAGCGGAACAACGACGACCGGGATGGTAACGCCGGCGGAAACAAACACCTTCATGTTCCACTCGGTCGGCGTGATGATAAGCTTACATCGATTGAGAAAGAGCGGCCACTCCTTCTTCTCCCCCTCGAAGGTCTCCGTCTCGTGCATGGTAAAAAAAACGTTCTTGTTTTCCACGTGAAAATTATTGTTGAGGATATACTTCGGCGGCTTGGTCCAAAGGTAAATAGTCTCCGGCGTATGGACGAATTGTTTTTTTGCGAGGGTATCAAGCTGCGGATCACCGCAGAGCGTCGGGGAATCGAAGTATACGTCGTGATGCCTTCGCGCAAGCCCTTCCGCGAGTGCTCGCGCCATATTCCCGTATCCGGATGAAAGCTTCGCGTGCCTGTTCGTATCCATGATCACAATCTTCATATACCGTTCCCCACCTTCTTAAATATCGCCTTCACGGAGTATTTATCAGCCTTTACTTCTACCGGATCAAACCCGCAATAGGACATCCACGATACATTCCTGCCAAACCACGGGCTGAGGGTGTGCGTTTCGATAACAGGAAGCGCAGTATCGTATTTCCAATAGGTAAATTGTACGTCGAATACATCCCGCTGCGGGGAGTATGTTGTTTCGCTGGTACGGAATCCCCCCTTAAACTCGATTTTTCGATGAAACTCGTAGACATCCCGCATCGTGTCTTTGTTCCATCCTTCGACAAATAAATAGCCACCCATGACAAGGAGCGCATTGATCTTTTGCAGCGCACGCTTAAACTCCGTAATGCCAATCACATAGTCGAGTACGTCAAACGAACAGATCACCATATCGCGCGGGAGACGACCGTCATGGATAGGAATATCCTGTATGCGGTACGGAAGATACATGACGCCGCGCCGGAGTCCTATCTGTGACATTCCCGATGACGGCTCTATCCCCAAAACATCCAATCCCTGCTTCTGAAGCTGTACCCCAAGCCTTCCCGTTCCGGATCCCACATCATATACCCGGGGATGCCGACGTACTTTTTTTGCCCATCGTGCGAGTTTCCGGGCGGTGGCGGAGTAGTTTTTTCGCGCGTAGACCGCGTCGTAGAGTGTTGCTATGTCGTCGAACGCTTGGACCATAATTTTTTCCAAAACGGGACCGGCCGCTTGTAATCAATGCCAACCCATAAATTACCGAGCGGATTCCATGTCCGTTCAGCTACCGTTATCCCCATATATCGGATACGGACCTTTGGGAACGTCGTCGTCGACTCCTTGAGCCAGTCGATCGTCATACCGCGTGCTAGTAACCAATAGAGGATTTTCCTCATAGGCTTCGTTTGACCTCCCATATCCGATCGCACACGTACTGGATAGAGTGTTCCGCCATCTGTGTTGCGCTGGGAAGATACATTCCCCGAGCACATAATTGCTCCGCGACGGGAAATGTTTTGTCCGTCACCGGCGACGGCTGCATCGGCAAATACTTTTCCAGACACGGCTGAAGGTGCATCGGGATAAAAAACGTCCTCGTCTCGACGCCCATCGCCGCAAGGCGGCTGCGGAGCTCATTTCTCGTTATACCAAACTCGACCGGATCAACGAGTATCCCCACCATCCATCGTGCGCTTACTACGTCATCAGACTCAGGAAGGAAAGAAATGCCGGGAATACCCGCCAGCCCCTTCTCGTACTGTTCGTAGTTTTGGCGCCGTTTTTCGACAAGCATCTCGAGCTTCTCCGTTTGACCCAGCCCTATCGCCGCAAGGAGATTGCTCATACGGTACGAATACCCGGATTTTTCATGCCAGAAATGCCGCTCGTAGGAAAAATACTCGTCAACAAGCCGGTCCGCTTCTTTTTTGTACTCGTGTTTACGGAATGTCACCATGCCCCCTTCACCGGTCGCAAGGATCTTGTTTGCGTAAAAGCTGTAACAGACAACGTCGCCGAAGGATCCGAGCTTCTTTCCACTGTACAATGCCCCGTGCGCCTCCGCAGCGTCGTAGACGGTCTTGAGCTTATGGTCGACGGCGATCTGTTCGATGGCGTCAATATCGCAGGGATGACCGTAAATATGTACGCCGACGATCGCTTTTGTTTTCGGTGTGATCGCCTCGTCAATACGCGATACGTCAATCTGTCCATATCTATCCGCGTCAACAAACACCGGAATCGCACCCATCTCAAGAAGAGGGGTTACCGTCGACACCATCGTAAAGCTGGGGACGATTACCTCGTCGCCGGGAGAAACACCGATGAGCCGATAAGCAACATGCAGGGCGCTGGTTCCGGAATTACAGGCGGTCGCAAAATCCGCTCCTGTCTTTTTGGCAAACTCCTTCTCTAGTTTCTGGATATAGCCGTCATTTATGCCGCCGGAAATAAGCGTGTTTTCGAGGGCATCCATCGCGTACCGTTGCTCGTTGCCCACAAACCACGGGATACAGACGGGGATCTTGATGCCGTTGTATTTTTTAACCTTCGGCTCTTTATCGGGGAGAAGTGCAGTAATTCGATCATCCATAAGATCCTCCTTTGGTAATTTATACGTACAATGACTGTATCACACGCTGCCATTCAATAACAGAGAGACGAACATCATAAAATCGCTCTACCATGTCCCGGCCGATCCTTCCTACCTCCTGCCGGATCTCCGGATGCCGAAGGTAATGAGCGAGAAGCGAAGCGATCCGCTGCTCGTTGCCGTGTGACACAACCGGCATCCCAAGCGCCCAGGCAAGGCTTGTTTTGTTGTCGCTTTTTGCCTTGCCTATATCATCGTCCCCGTGCGGGGATATCACGACGTCGCCGGTAGTAATGTTTTCTATCTCGCGGGAGAGATCCCACTTACGGAAATGGAGCTTATACTGATGCGTGGGGGCAGGCAGCCACGCACCAAGTTCGTCAGCAATGAGAAGCAAATTAAAGGGAGGCTGGATCCGGAGGATCGCAGGCTCGATAAGAGAAAGATACTGCGCCGTGTTACGGTTTCCATACCAAACAATCGTCGGCCACTTACTTTCGGTATGGTGCTTCATTTTTTCCCGGGGATACCGCGCAAGATCATACCGATCGAGAATGAGCGTCGCTGGACGATGGTAATTGCGTATGACGTATTCCATGATGTAGAACGACGAACAGGTGACATGGTCAGCGAGCTTCATCATGTCCCGGAGATTTTTTTCACGTGAAGGATACACCCATTCCGCATCGCAGAGATCAAATACGATTTTCTTTCCGACAGCTTTGAGCTCACCTGCCGCTTGGATCATTTCCGAAGAGTATGCCTTCTGAAATACGTAGACATCGTAGTCACGCCACGTCCGGCTCTCCGTACCCCATTGTCGACTCCATACTTCCGCATCGTGCCAGTATTTCACCAGATAATCGACACGGATCCGGCTGGATGCCGACTGTGCGATCATCTCCCGCTGCTGCTGCGTTTCGTACATTTCCCGGAAGGGAATAAAGAGTACTTTCATGTATGTATAGCCTCCGCGTTTTCTCGGGTAAACTCATCGGCGCATGACTGATTATGAAGGATATACTTGCCCACATGGACCCCCGTTCCGGCGACAAACTTTCCGGTTCCACCGAGCGTACAGTGGGGATTGGCACAATACTCATATGCAATGGGCGCATCCTTTTTGTAGGAAAATCCGCTGAACGGGGAAATGGAAAGATCGCTTTTTATTCCCTCTTTCCCCACTCGCACTTTTGCCCCCGGATGTCTCTTCCTATACCATTCCCGCGCGGCTATTTTCTGCCGCTCTTTTTTCTCCTGCGGCGTGAACGTTTTTTTCTCCGGACGCGTTACGGTTATCTCATCCTCCGGCTCTATCCCAAGCAGCGTGACCTCTCCCGGATCCTTGGGAAACAGCTGCGGCTCCGGAAGCAATGCCGTGAGCGACCGAATAGCAACACGGATGTCCACCTCACTCATCGGATCAATTTCAAGGATTAACGTACTCATTTTGGCTCCCCATATCTTCGGAGCTTCTGGTCCGAATACGCCGGATTATCCCCTATCATGGAAAATGCCTTGCTCTGTGCAACCCGTAGCGACGTTTCTTTCGTATCGCGGGGAAGCATCGTCACTTCAACCGTAAACTTATCATCACGGAGCTTTACCGTGTTCCAAATATAGAAATCAACGACGAGCTTGCCGTTCATAATAACGATCTCGGTCCCCATTCTCGTCCGCTGCGGGGGAATAACACTCAACCCCGGCTCGGAAACAAACTCTCCGATATACCCGCGATCATCGGCAACAAGCGCATCAGTCGACGTTACCTTATGGATATCGTTCATAGTTCCTCCCTATTCCCGCAGCGTGGACAAATAATAAATCGAGTCACGACGAGCGAGTTTTCATCGGTACTCGGAGTAGTGGCAATGCGTCTCTCCATCATTGTCCCGCACCGGGGACATAGTAGCACATTTTTCTTCGTTCTTTTTCGGCTTTTTACGACCGGTCCGGGAACGAACGATCCGTCGTCATACAGATCAACAAACTCAAAAGAAAACTTCTGATCGAAATACGGCTCGGTGCCGATAACCTCACTGATATTTACCAGCTGTTCGTCGTGCCCAGTAACCGCGTTACGGAATGTACGGACCCTGACGGGGATTCGTAGCTCCCCCCGGAGGAATTGACCACCTCGACGGGTAATGATCCATGTAGACCTATCCCAGTGACCCAAATCATCCTTGTAACGGGCAATCAATCCATGGAATCTGAGCTTTTGGAAGTTTCCGTATTCTGAGTGAGTAAGGTTAAGGTCTTTTTTGTGGACCATGTTCGTATTCGTCAACGATACCCGATCATATATTTTCCTAAGAGTGCTGACGAGTCCCGGCGTGATACGATGCCAGTATGCCTTCATGGATGCGCCGCAGTGTTGACAGTATTCTTCCATACTTTTTTCCTTTCTCTTGTTGATATTTCCCTCTTGCCGCTCCGACGCAAATCGACGGAGCAGCCAGCGGAAAACATTAAAATCCATCACCGGGATCAACCGGTTCGGAATGTACCGCTTGAGAAGCACCCGGATCGGCCGGAGCATCCTCAAACATTTTTGCCGATATCACCTTCTCAATCGTGTCCTCAATCTTTTCGACACCATCGCGAAGCTGTACGAAATCAGCCGGATCGGATACAAGCAGCGGCTCGTCATCCTCCCCTTTCATTACCTCAAAATTGATCACCCAATTCTTCCCGTAATTGTCTGCCACTTTTTCGGTCGTCATGTGGACAGTAAGGGCAAATAAGGGAATCGGCATGGGTTTACGTCTCGTAAACTTCGCCGCCTCTTTTCCAAATGCCCACAACCGGGATAACTTTACGCCCGTGACGTACATGATAAATGGCTTCATATCGCCGTCATTTATAATGACGCCTCCCACAACCTGATTGAATACGAGCTTTTTCTTCCCTGTTGCCGGATCCACCAATCCTTCCGCCCTAAATCCCCGGGATATCGTAAGGATATGACAGACCACATCGTCATACTCGCTGCGCGTCGGCTTGTAGAAAAATGACCCGTCTTGCGGTTCTCTTCCGTTTGCAAGCTCGTTTGTCGAGCTTTTTCCCGTGGCGTGAACCTTGAGAATAGGACTCTCCCCGGATAGGTTACTCGCACCAACGTCCGCATTATCGTGGTAGAGCCGTGAAAGTTCCTCGTTTTTCTCTATATCCGCCAAGGTAATCTTCATCTTCGCAGCAGCAATCTCTTGATTCTCCTTTGTGGACCGTTTCAATTTCTCGGCAGTCTCCCGCGCCTTTTCTTCTCCTGATTTTTCAATTGCCATAATTTTGTCACCTCCCTTCTGCATTTTGATATGCCATAGTTGCGTCCGGCTTGGCAGGGCGCAACGAGAGCCATCAATTTACCAATGCTTCACTTCCATACCCTTACGGACCAGTGTTTCCAGTGTGCGAACCAGTGTCCAGTTCAACTTGATTGCAATCTTCGTAAGCCGTGCATGGAGCCTGCTGTCGATGCTCACTCGTGCGTACTGTTTGCTTGCCATGTTTTACTCACCTCCCCCTGTAGTTTTTTTGTCTGAAACTCTTTAATTTTCTGGTCGCGGAGAGAAAGAAGATAGCTTATTTTCCCGGATGCTTCCTGTACGGAATACAGCAGTGCCTCGTCGTAGGAAATAACGTGATCGGTCCACGTGGAAAGCCGCATAAGAAGCTGACGCTGCTTGAGGGTGGCAGGGGATGTCATCATAGCGTTTTTGCTCCTTCCGGTATGGAATCCCGTTGCCGGAGCCATCGAATGACATCAGAGTAAAGATAACGATGGAGATTGCCGATCCGTATCACCGGCATGCCCTCTTTTTCCATGCGCATGATCGTACGATAGGAACAATCGAGTGCGATAGCGAGCGTCTTGGGAGTCATGGGGAGTTCGTCTATCATACGCCGGTTATCTCCCTATTTTTTATCATCAATTGGTACGTACTTTTTGACATCTTGAAGAGGATATCTTTCCCCGTTTTTGGATCCACGTCGAACCACGTCCATCGATCGCACAATGGACAGTAACATAAATCGGATTTATGCTTGTTACCAACTTCGTTCCCCATAAATCCCCAGAGGTGTTCTTTATTTGTCATAATGAGAGTATCTCACGACATTCCTGTCCTGTCAAGTCCTAACTAGTCCTATTGTGTCGTATTGTTGCGTGGACGTTCAGGAGGCTGCGGATTTTCACTCGGAGGGGGAGACCAGAAGAGATGAACACCGCAATTGGGGCAATCAGGATCCCAAAGGCGTATTGGATATCGGCACACCGGACATAGTGGCTGCTGCATATATTTTTCCACGTGAAACATCCTCTATATTATCACAACTCCATAGAGGCAAAGATTGACCAGACCCGTCGAGGTTTTATAAACGGCGCGAGACTTGATATTTTCTCACTCGACACCGTTCTCTCTTATTGTGTGTTTGGTATGCCAGGGAAGCGGCTGGATTCAGGCCACACAATAGGTCTTGCGCGCGGCACATCGGTTACTACCCGATCGTATCCCTTGTAAAACGCCATAAAAAAACCCTAACGATGGACACAGGTACAAGTTTCGAGCCTGAAAACCTGTACCCACCGTTAGGGTCTCGAAACTTTGTTTTACGAAATAATGATACCATGCCCTGTCAATACCCGCGCAAGTACCCAATTAACGGAAGAAGAATGATGCCTAGCAGTACCATGTCCAAAAGAAGGGCGGCAATAAAATCTCCATAGCGATACAGATGGATATACTGCTTATTCGCATAAGATATCTCCATCAGATACACGTACTGCATCGCGAGGCTGATAAGGAACATTGCCGCAAAGTTCGGCAGCCGATGGTAGAAGAGAAAAAAAACAGCGTCCATCAACACGAATATCGTCACGTGAAACATCATACTATTGCCCCCGCTGCGGCCGTATCGGCGTCTTTTTTTCCAGCTGTTGTCCCCACGGCCTGCGGACAATCAGCTTTGGGTATATTTTCTCCTCCCGACGAACAAACTGGCTTCCCCGGATCTTTTCCCGGGGTGTTCTGCGGTTTCCCTGTCCTGCCAAATATAACTCGATCGATTTCACTGATATGATGCCGTTCCGGCACCCCCTGAGAGTTTCTCCAATAAAAATAATCCCGCTCGGGATCCAGCATACCCTTATGCGGCTGTAAAATCGTTTACACGCCGCCGACTTTCTGTGCAACCTTATACACACCGCTCGATCCAATCCCTACCGCCAAACCGATTTCAGCGCTTGGAAGGCCAAACCATCCCAAGAAACCAAATACCAGTCCCGCGGCAACGGCCGTAAGGAACATCGAAAAGGGCTTCCACTGACGATCCAGTGCAAATCCTATCCCGTTGACCAAGCCAATCAGGACAAATCCTGCCATGACATATTGCTGTATTACATCCATAAAACTCACCTCCTAGCTCGTAAGCCACTTGTATATGCGTAGCTTCCATCCGGTAAGGACCGGTACACTTATCTGCTTTTTCAAGTCCTCGATCGCTTTGCCGAGATCATCAATCTTCGTTCCCTGATTACGGATCGTCTGTCCCTGTACCTCGACCCTTGTCGAGAGCTCCGTGTTGACATCGGAAAGTTTTTTGTTGCTTTCACTCGCAAGATCGACCTGCTGCTGCAAATCGATAATCCTGTCCCCCGCTTCCTTGAGCGCTTCATTTTTCTGCCGTATCTGGTCCTCATAGCCTATCATGGTGTCAATTTCCGCCATGATGATATCGTTGTCGACGGGCTTATTAAGTTTGGTCCCCACGTTATCGGCAATCGTTGACTTCCGAACAAGATCCTCGAATACCTTGCTATCGACGGCAACCGTCGTTGTCTGGTCCCAGTCCGGCAGCGTCAATGTATAGCTCCGGAATTGCTGACCTGCCCGCGCGAATCCTCCGTAGACATCCATGTTGATAACCTTACCGGTCCACGGATCGGCAGCCATGAACGAGTCGCCGTTGTACCCGATGAGCACAACGAAGTGCATTTCTTCCGGGTTTGTCGACGGATTAAAATCAATCTCGCATACGAGGGGATGGTTCGCGTCGAGCAGCTCCTTTGCCTTCTGGATACCCTGTGACGTTACTGGCACGCCATCATAACGGGGAGAGAGATAATCAGGCGTGAGTCCCAATGCGGAGACCTTGCTCCATACGAGGTTCCCGCCGTTTTGGAATCCGTTGTTTTGTTTGAGGATCGTGTTGACGTTGTCCGGTGTTTTTTCGATGAGCATCCCAAGGCAGGTGATGAGACACCCATACGCGCCGATAGAATACGCTGCTGCCGTATTAAATCCCAAAAGAATCGATGCCCATCTGGTATCCCGCTGCGAGTAGAGTTGACCGATCTTAATTTGTTTCATAGAATCCTCCTTTACGTTCATGGACGACAAAATTATCCGTGCGGTGATGAACGATAATCTCCCGGACAGGATTTATTTTGTAAATGTAATTTATTTCAAGGTGATACGTTCCGGGAGGCAATTCCGGCGGTACCTGTACCTGTACCGTGATAGTGTGACAGCCATACTCCCTATTGGTGGTGACCTGTGGCATAGAGAAAACTATGTCGTTGACGTAGTTTCGGGAAACAGCCTCCGTCAGGTGAACATATTTGCAGTACTTAGAGGTAAATTTTACCACGCCACCGTTCGTGATAGTCGACGAAAGAATGGGGAATTGTGGATCCAAAAAGATGATGGTCTTATACGGCCACGCCATCCAAAACGTTACCAGCGTGATGAGGAACGTGAGAATGACCGTGCCGATCGTACCGATCGTGATCATGTGACGGTACAAAGGACTCGGCTTTTGGGCCGCAAGCTGCGCTTGGATCATTTGTTCGGTCATAATTTTCCTCGTACGACGAGCATGATGAGTGCGCTAAATACCGCGGTAACGATCATAATGACAGCACCGTAAATAAGCTTTTCCACCGGGGCAAACCTTCGGTCGATTGATTTCATGGTGAGATTAAAGACATCCAATGCAACAAACGTCGACCGCAGGGATTCCCTTATTGTATCGAGTGTCATCATAGTAGCGTTTCTCCTTTCGGGGCAGCACTGCCGGTTGCGACCGTATTGAATACATCCATGACGTTCGAGAGATTTTTTGCGTATGTCTCCCCGCCGGTTCCTCCCGGACCGCCATTATCTGAGGGAGGAGCATAGATATTGCCGATGTCGGAAAGATTACCGGTCTCCCGGAACCCCTTGTAGTACGGGCTTCGTGCGCCGATACCGGATACTGTTTTGTTGAGCACCTCGTCAAGTGACGATGGCGTCCAGTCCTCGGGTTTGACGTGAATAGCCCATGAGGTCGCATTAAATCGTTTGTGCGCCGAAGCACTCGCATTTTGCGGCTGAAGATCCCGGCCGCCGCGCGTTTCCAAAAATGCAATCGCAGGAATGAGAAAAGGGTACTTGGTATAGATAGGGTACTTTATCTCTTCATCGTACACCTTCTCGGCGTAGTCCGTTACCGGAACGGGAGACTCACCGAACCAATTTTTGTATCCGTCCTTTACTGCGGCAACAAACTGTTCTTTCGTATAAGGAAACTTCTCCGGCGTAGGTGTACCAGACGACTGTGGCGCGGGTGTCGGTGTAGGACTAGGCTTTTGAGCAACTGGAGTGACCGTAGACGGCGTCGTTTTCGTAAACATGACCCGTTCTGTACTCGGCGGAAAAATCTTGTTCAGGATGACCTCATTGGGTGATTTCTGTATCGTATCCGATACGTTTTTTCCAAGCACCTTATTGAGAAAATCGACGAGACTCATGGTGTGCCTCCTTGCTGTTTCTGTACTCCTTGAATAAATTGTGGCCTCATCGACTTTGGCAATGACTGGAATATCCGGGCAGCAGGATCGATTGCCGCCTCTACCTCTTTTTGCGAGAGTCCCACGTTAAACTCTTTCCCAAGTTTCATTGCGGCATCAATTTCATTGCGCCGGATATCTCGTATCATCTCACTTTTGACCGCCGCCTGCACTTCTCCGGTTGTCGGGGTGTACCCTGACTCAGTCATCAATTCCTGTGCCTTGTCTATCGATCCGGAAACAATCTCGTTCAGTATTTGCGCACGCTGCTTGGTAAGCTTATCGGCAACGTCGAAGGAGCTGTCGGTATTGACGCCAAGGAAGGATCCCACGATCGGGATATGGATGCGTCCGGGCTGCTTGGTAAGTACATTCGGATCATGCTTAAAGATAAGATCGCCGATTTGCAGCGCCATTTTTCCGGTGCCGGCGAGGTACCCTTGAATATAGTTATCGATAACAAGCGGACTCCATCCGGTTCCGGTAATATCCTTCATCAGCTTGCCGAGCGTCCGGGCTGCCATCGAAGTATTTGCGTTGTACTGTTCTTCCGGAGGGACATTTTTAAGCGAATCGGGAACAATTTTGCTTCCGTAAAAGAATTGATAATTACTCATCTGCTCAAGGATAGGACGCGCGCCGGTGCCGGCGAGTTCAGAGGGCTGCATGGGAGAGAGTTGTTCATACCAGCGCTTTGCCACATCACCTATGGCTGCTGGATCTTTTTTGTCTGCCCACATCAGTGCGTTTTCAAGCGGTATTGCCGTCATTTTAATGAAATCATCCTTGGGAACACGGAGAGCATGTTCGGGAGAGTTATCCATCATCATCACGTAGTAGTTATCCTTCTCATAGCTTTGTACGTCCTGATACGTTGAAAATTGTCGGTTCCAGAGGTAAAGGGAAATGGGAATAATGGATCCGAATAAAAGCTCGTACGGAATCGCATGTTTCGGATTTTCTCTAAACGTCCGGGCAACATTATCGAGTCCCTGTATACGCGCATTAAGATATGCGTAAATCATATTGAGGTTCGTCATTTTTGTGCCTTTCCGTCCAAAATCCGTTGTCCCCTGCCGCGCTTCAAGGTTTGACATCAATCCAAGCGGATCCTCGATACCGAGCTTCTGCAATGCCTGTACGGCGCGTCCCTTGAGTCCCACACGGGTAAAGTTTTCCGTATACATCGACATCTTTTCAAGGAATTGTATCGGCGTCATCACAACATTTGCCAGCGTCTCTTTTACTGATGTTTTTCCTCCGAGCACTGACTTTACCGTCGACTGTGCGGTCTCCCGTCCCTGTGAGACAAAATAGGAGAAGGATCCTCCCTCGTTGACGAATTTGTCGTACATCGCCTGATACGATTTATTGTCGAATATCATCTGCATGGCAATTTTTGCACCGTCGTAGAAGGGCATGTAGCCATAGCGGCTGTTCATGCCAGCAGTCAACTGATCCCGGATAGGATTGCGAATAAGGAAAAACTCCGGATTGACGCCCGTGGCCGTCGTTCGGAGAAGCGACGTAAACGGCTGCGATATTTTTGCAATCGTTGATATGGCTTCCTCATTGACGCCGGTAACTGACTGTGCCACAAGCGGGGGAAGGCGATAAAATGATAGTTCTCCCTTCTGGAATACGCCAAGCAGACCTTTCTCCGGTGCGGTTTTCATCATCCGGAAGATAGTTTTTTTTGCCTCTAGGACATCATCAGGCAACGAATCAAGCGGGATGCCAAGCTCCTGTGCGACATCGGCGACGCTGATCGTTGCTACCGGTACCTGTTTTTTGGGTACCTGCTTAACCGAGCGGTACACGTCGCGCTTTGCCGGATTTTCGACAACCTGTTCGGCGAGCGCGGGAAGATTGGCAATGGCCTGCGCAACACGGTTTCGCTCCGCCGCTTCAACCATGCGATAGGTATCGGCGATTGTCTGCTCGAGAGGATCGATAATAACCCTGCCGGATCCTTTGAGCTTTTTAATCGGGGAGCCGCTCATCGAGACATTTTTGGTACTCATGCCGGTAAATGCCTCGACATCATCCATCACGCGCTTTGCCGGGGCATACCACTGATTCCTATCAACGATATTTTTCAGCCCTTCATCGGAAAGTACGCCCGTTGTATGAAGGTACTCAAGCAGGGACCGCGTGTAGTCCTGATACCGCTGTCCGGCGACTTCGAGCCGTGCCATTGCCGAGGGATCCTTGGCAAGATCGTCGAGTGCCTGCTGCGCTACCTCGGGATCGATGCCGAATGATACGTCGGAACGGGAAAGGACGCGCTTTGCCATAAGATAGACACGGAAGTCATCTGCGATATCCTTGACAGACGTATAAATCGGCAGCAGCTTTCCTTCGATCCATTGGTGCGTCGCAATGCCGGCGGACCCCTTATATCGGCGATACACAAGCGACGGTACATCTTCCGGACGTATTTTTTTGTTGAGAACAAGCTTTCGCACATCCTCAAACGTTTTTGCGCCGAGTGCCTGACGCTCAAGCTGTTCTACCGGATGAAATGCGTTGACGCCTGCGGTGTACCACGTATCGAACATTTCCCGAAGCGAGAGGCGGGGTGTGGCACCCGGACCCTGATCAATCTGCGAGAGCACTTTCTTGGCTGCCGGCATAGCGTTCCACTTTGCATAATCTGCCTGTGCCTTCTGGACCGCAGCAAGCATCTCCGGATTGTTTTCGGAAAGATACGTCTCAAACTTCTGAAAAAATCGTGGAGCTACCGTGAGCGCGTCGTGGGGATCCACAACATACTTACTGATAAACTCGGCAAGCCCTTCAGAGAGTTTTGCCCCCACTTTTGCATTTTCCCCTCCGGCCGGTGTTGTCGCTATGGGAAGCAGCTCGCTCCGGTACGCATTAAGATCAAGGTTCCCTGCATATACGCTGCTCCGGACATCCGCTCCCTTGGTTCCGCGATACACGCCGCCCTCTATCATGTTCTCGATATGGTGGCCTATTTCATGGGCGACGGTACGGATATCTCCCCGACCGGTTTTTGTTGCGATATCTTGAGGCTTTGGGAAATAATTTGCAACGGCGCCTCGACTGACATCACTGGGGCGTTCATGGACAACGGTATCGAGTCTATCCGCAAAATCACGGGCAATTTGCTGACGGGAATACTGTCCGTCCGTGACTGCCTGATTAAGCATGTCTTGGATCCTTCCTTTGGCAGCATCGATATACTGCTGGTCAATCGGGATATTTTTTATCTCGCTCACTTTTTTCGTTACGACTGCCGTTTGTTTGTCGTAGAGCTTCTTCAATTCGATATTTTTCTGGGTATTTGTGAGCGATTTGTCCTCAAGGATCTGCTGCAATGACGTGTAGGTCTGCGCTTTTATCGTTCGGATTTCTTCGAGACGAGACTGTATGGCATCCACCTTTGCCTTCACTTCGACCGGCGTATTTATATCCGATTTGATGGCTTCAAGGAACGTTTGCCGCTCATAATACTGTATCTTCCAGTGTGATCCGCCGGGAACGTATCCGATCGTTTTATCGAGTTCGTTCTCGAGCTTTGTGATATCCCCGCGCTTCGCTTCTCCCACCAGAAGCTTTTGCCAATCCCGTTCCCGGTCGACGAGCGTGTGTCCATGTGCGGCAACTTCATCCCGTAGTTTGCTTATCTCGTCGCCGATAGATGCCAATTCGTCCGGATTCGTTGTTGCCATGGCTTCAGTCTTGAGATCATCATAGAGCGCCTGAGCGCCGGCAACATCGAAAGAAGGGCTTACGGAAGGCGCTGTAGTGACCGCAGCGGTCTCCCCCACCGGTGCGACGGGTGTTATATCCTGTGGTTTTGAGGCTACGGAGGGCGGGGGAGTGCCGATAGGGGAGGGGAGGGGAGCCTTCGGCGATTCTGCGGAAAATAATCCTCCGCCGTGTTGTTCGGTAAGAATACTTTGATCGATCAACTGCCCAAAGGGCGTCGTGCTCATGGGCTTTTCGACAATGGGCTTGAGCGCATCTATTTTTGCAACGACGCCTGGGCGAGCAACGTCCGCTCCGGGAAGAGGCACCTGATCCCCGGCGGGGACGATCGCTTTCATTCCTGATGCAAGCGCCTTTTCCGATCCGGGAATAACGGCCTCTTGAATCGGTCCGTCGGCGATGCGGATTTTCGGACCATTCTCTTCTTCCGTGATCCCGCCGCTCATCGCCATAACAAGCGACATGCTTTCGTCAAGGTGAGCTTTCCATAGAGTTTGTTTTTCTGCCGGCGTGAGTGTCTGATTCGTTTCTACCTTGTTTCTGAGTCGTGTGATCTCCGGATCCTCATTCCACATATTCGAGAAAAACTTACCGAATTTTATGTCATTGCCGGTAAATCCGGTGAGAATATTAAGAAGAGGCATCGAGCTTTTCAATGCCTTCTGTACGACGGGAGTTCCCGGGATATGGAACACGACGCCTTCGAGCTTCTTCCGAAGATCCGGATGGGTATCAAGGACCGCCTGCGCAAGCGATTTCTGCGGCAGATTGAGCATGTCAGAAAAATTATGTCCGGTGATGGGATCCTTCGCATTGGGATCGATAAGCGGCATATCTGCTTGGTGAGGATCCGGATTTTTCGGAGGGGCTGTTCCCAAAAGATCAGCGAAGGACATACTACTTCCCTCCTCTTGCCGCCTTTAGCTTATTAAGATCAAACGGTTGCGACGCGGCATCTTTCTGCTCTTTCGCCGTGAAGTACGTGTCGATCTCCCGTTCGACTCGGGCAACGTCGATACCGGCAGCCGTCATGGATTGTCTATTGGCGGAAAGGTCCGCAACAGCGGATGCGCGATCCGGGTATTCCTTTACCTGTTTGATAAAGTCATCCGTTGTGTAGCTATTTGCCTTGGCACCGGACGTTACTGACGAGCTAACGATCGATGCGAAAAGTTTGTCTGCAAGCTTGGGATTGACCGCACGGACCGCAGAGAGTTTTGCGAGGGTACCCTGATCGAGACCGAACGTATCCGTGAGTATTTTCGATCGATCCGGAGTCGTCGATTTGACCCATTCCTTTGCGGAAGGATCTGACGGTTTCCCTGCCGGAGCTACTTCGTAATGATACTCGCCGGTCGCCTCATTCTTTACGTAATAAATCTTCTTGGTAGGATCCTTGGCGGCAGCCTCCAAAAGCTTCTGCGGCGGATCCGGAACGGCATCAGGCTGCGGTGAGTTCATGAAGTCCAATACGTCGGAAAGAGACAGCGAAGTTGATCCGCCGGATCCTGCTGATTTCTTGAGATTATCGATAAGCGTCTGCAATTTATCCGATGTCTGACGTACGGACTCCGTAATGTCGTAGAGGTTGTTGACCTGTTTTATTCCGGCGGATTGATACCCTGCAATAGCATCCTGCCGCTTCCCTGCATCTTCAAGATACATTTTTGAGTCCGGAGACGAGTAACGATCGGAAAGCGTCTTATCGTATGAGAACAATTGCTGCAAATTGGTATTCTGAAGTCCGCGTGCCTGCGTACGCGCGGCATCAAGTGTCGCTATCTGTGCCTGCGCTTCGGGCATGGTTGTGTTCTTATCGATAGTTGTTGTATCTGCGAGTCCTGCCATATTAGCCTCCTGTGCCAAACGCATTTTTCGTCTTAGCGAGATTTACTTCCTGTCCTATCCGTGATTGTGCAATTCCTACTGCCTCCTGCCGACGTTTTTGCTCAAGGTCCGCTTGTTTCCGTTTCTGGTCCGTGGTAAGGTCCGTTGTTCCTCGGCTGAGAGAAAGCGCATCCGCAGCCTTTGTTCGATCGAGACTCAAGTTCTGTCCGGATACGGTTCTGGCTAAAGCGGTGTCAAGAATCCTTGACTGGGTATCATATGCCGTAACATCATTAACGGCACCGGTCCGCTCGAGTGCCTGTGATGCTGATTGATCTACCACTCCTTTTATTTTGAGGCCGGAATTAAACAAACCGCGGGAGTTAAATGTCCCGAGAAGTGCTTGACGAGCTGCGGGAAACTTGGTCGTATCGAGGTATTTAAGCGTTTCCTTCGCCATTTTCAGCTTATCGGCGTTAAGTCCCTGCTGGGTTCCGGTATCTTCCGTGGCATATTTTATGGCAGTGGCAACATCCTCGGTCTTGATACGGACATTGTTATTGTAATCCTCCTGAAGCCGCTGCTTTGCAAGCTCAACGTCCCCATTTGATTCGTCCAAAAGACGCTGGTAATACGGTGCGAGTTCGTTGTATGCCTTATCCTCAAGCTGTGCGATGTGCTCCGGGGACATATCCACGCCGGAGAAGTTGACGGTATAAAGGCTGGGATCCGGTATCTTATTCTGTGTACTTGGTGCTCCCCCGCCGGCTCCCGAGGGAAGATTGATCGACGTTCCTACATATATTAGATTGGCGTTCTGGATAGTTCCCGGATTAGCTGCCATGATGGCCTGTACGGTCGTACCGTTTCGCGTAGCGATCGCAGATAGCGTATCTCCTGATTTTACTTGGTATGCCATATTAAATCACTCCTCCGAACATTATATCGGCAAGCGCCTGTGCAAGACTAGCATCAAGTGAGGGAAGAGCGGTGCCCGACTTCGAGGTAAGATAATCGATATGAACACGTCCATCCGCTCCCTTTCCTCCATCGCCTGAGTTTGCATTGACAGGAAAACCTTTTGCTCCTCCCCGGGTGTCAATGAGATTTGATCCGACCGCCGCGGAAAGACCAACGCCCAAGAAACTCCCTCCCGCGCCACCGCCGCCGCCGGATCCTTCGTCCGGTGAGGCATTTCCTCCGTCATCGCCGCGAAGATCAATACCACCGGTTATCACAAGCGAACGATAAATAAGAATAACGATCGCCGCTCCGCGACCACCGTTTCCTCCGGTTCCCGTTACCGTGCCGCCACGGGCACCACCACCACCACCACCGCCCATGGAAATTGTATTGAGTCCGACATCGCCGACAAGCGCACCTCCCTGACCGACTGTAGCGAACTTGTGGACCCCGTCATCGCCATTTGCTGCATTGCCCCCTCCTCCGGCTCCATCGCCCTGTGAGCCGATCGTAACGCCTGACCCACCACCACCGCCATTACCATTTCTTGCGGTTGCATTTCCGGGCGTTCCCCCTGTTCCTTCTCCCTGCTGTCCGATCGTACCTGATGCGCCGGTTCCCCCGCGGAATCCTTTACCCTTGCCGTTGATGGAACCAATAGACATCGGTCCGTCTGCCATACGGATAAATACGCCGCCCACGGAGCCGTCCCATGCTTTGACAGTCACCGTCTGTCCCGCAGGAATAGTATACGAAGAGGTTTGCGATACCACGATGACCTGTGCCTTGGTATACGTATTGGCAAGCTCATATTTTGTGCCGATAGATCCAGCAGAATATGTCTTTATTATATTAAGCTCCCGGGCGTTTGAGTTCATGTCGATAACGAGGATAAGCTGCCCGGGAGAAAAAGCAACGTTTGTCGCAGCGATCGTTTTCTGTCCGGCGGTACCGGTAGCCGGTGCGTCTATTGGCGCATCAGTTCCCGTGTTTTCACTCACGACACCCGCATTTCCTCCGCCGTACCGCTCATTTTCCAAAAATAGTAAGGACATAGATTATGGCTGTGAACACTCAAGGACCACGGTCGCATTTGCTCCTGCTACTGTCGATCCTATCTGAGTGACATCGCAGCGAAGCACATCCCCGGCGGCAATCGCCGCATTGGTCATGCTTGAATTATTGCCGTCTATTGCTCCTGCGGCAACGGTAATCGAACAGACATCCCGTGACTGCGTAACGTTGTAGATGCGAATGATAAGGTCGGCCCCGGTGGGTGCTGTTTTGACGTGTACCCATCCCTTTACGGCCGTTACTGCCTCCGGAGACGTGGGATTCCACGAAAGATCATTGGCAACCGATGGCGTCCCCGGAACAAAAAACGGAAATGCGCGGTTTACCTGAATGAGTTTTGAGTCGGATCCGTCATGTTTGTGGCCGTTTGTCGTGTCAAAAAGCAATTTGCTTTCGGCGATATCGGCATCGGCAGCGATATTGGCATTATCGATCAACCCGTTAAACTCATTGTAAATGGTATTGAAATTCGCCATAAACTGCGCGGCGGTAGGTACCGTATGATCGACAAGTGTGTTCGGTAGTGTGACGATTCCCATATATTCCTCCTAGCGCATTTTCAGCACTTTGTAAAGATACGTCTGTTTGCCCCATGACGGTATTGCGGCCGCATAGAGAGCGTACAGTTCCATTTGTAATGTCTTACCGTTGATATCTGCCCCGCCTTCGTTAAAAAAGAAGTTCGTATCGAGCTTTCCCTGATCGCCAAGCTCATCCTCACCGAGCGTCCAGTCGTCACCCAATAGCTTATTATTTCCGGCGAAGTTCATCGTCTTTATCGTATACATGCCGGTGGAATCGATATCGGCCTTGATAAGTCCGGTGTAATTGCCGATCGGCTGCGCCATCTGCTTTCCCCATCGATACTGCTTGGGATTATTCGGAAACCCGTTATTTGTGCGTGCTCCGCGCCATATCATCTCTATCTCTTCGCCGTTATCGTCCGTCCCTGCCCATTTGTATATCCGGGAATGGGCTCCCGATTCTCCGACATACAGCTCCGGCGTCTGTGAGGACTCGTATACTGCCAAGTGTGACGGTGTCCATCCTTTGAGTACACTCCACCGTGATATCGTCGACGGAATACCGGAGGGTAGCGGTAGACGGGTATCGTAGTATGCGCCGATACTATTCTCGGTATCGGATCCCACCGGAGCAAAAAAGATGTAATAGCCATTGATGAACGCTGCCGTTACCTTGGAAAGCTGGTTTTTGTTGAATGTCTGCGTCAGCGCCTCGATTTTATCGGAAATGATACCCCCGAAAATAGCATCGTTTGGTGAACGGAATATCCTCCGGATCCTTCCCTCCCGGTCCATTCCCCACAACTCGTTCCCCACAATTTGCATTGACTCATGGGAAGCAATACCAAAATCGAATCCGGAAGGAACATATACCGTCTGTCCGGAAACTACAAAATCAGTTTGGGACGATCCATCGATAAAGAACACCTCATGGGTCGTTGCAACCACCAAAAGATTAAAGTAACCGCGGACGCCGACAATATCATAAGGAAAATCGATATAATCCGAGGCGTCAAATGTCTCATGGTCCCCTATATTTGATAAATACAAACGGCGGGGATATGCCTCAACGCCGCCAATCCACAAAAAGTTTTTCCAAAGCGCCGGATATCTTCCTTTCGGCATCCCTCCGACGAGTGCCCAATTCGTACCGTCAAACTTACCGACGTTATGGCTTCCGTCGCCATCAAAATAGTAGACGTTGCCATTATCGGACTCAATGGTGAATACGTGCCGGTCCTTGGTGAGCTCCGCTCCGGATACCGGCGACCAGTCGCCGCTCGTAAACAATTCAACCTGCGATACCGATGCGCCATTGACCACATGCGTCAGAAACTTCGTGCCGATGCGTTTCGGACCAAATCCCAATATATTCTGGTCCCCATAATCCGTTCCCACGAGTGTAAGGCCGGGGCGCCCCGATACGGATCCAATGTTTCTGATGATGCAATTCTGAACAAGTGATCCCTCGTACTTATGGACAAGCTGATCATCGGAGATATCGTTCTGTCCGGCGTACATTAACTGCTCAAATGGTGCCTGATATGGCCTCACGTTTGCTCCTTTTCGTACTCGGTATACGAGAGAAGATCGTCAAGGATGCGGTCCTTGGCTATGCCGTCGAGATCCTCGTCCGCTGTCACAACCAAAATAACGGCCGATTTCATCGCGGCACGGCCTTCACCTACGTGTGCATGGATAATTTTTTCTATATCGTTTCGTGTCGTCATATCAGTCCTGCGTAAATTGTCCTTCGGTATTGATCGGATACTCAGATTGAATCCATCGCTCAAGGTCCGCATCGAAACGTCGAAGCAGCGATTGATAGGCATTGCCATCCTCATCCTCACCCAACTGTGCGACGGCGAGCGCAAAATCAACAACGAGATAGTGGGAATCGACCGGGATTATCGGCACCTGATTCGCATCGGTGATTTCCGTTGGCTGCTTGAGATAGCGAAGCGCAGTGTAGCTTGATCCGTCGGCATCGTGAGAAGGAATAAATCCGATGATGATATTCGTACCGTTTCCCATTTTGTAGTACCGGGGATGGTACTTATCCTGATATACCGAGGAAGTAAAATCAAATTGTGGGACGCTTCCGATTTTTACTTCCGTTGCGCGCACGCGAACGGATTGATCGGCATACCGTGTCTCGAGACTCAGTATGCGCTTGATATCCGTGGGAACACCATCTGCGGCGAGATATTCCTGTCTACCATTTATCGTGTTCCAATAAGCCGTTCCAAAAAAGAGATCCTCTTTAACCGTGACAAGTTTATTGTAGATAATCTTGACACCCTGATCGATAGGACGGAGAAGCTTAGAAGCCGTTGTGGAGGCTCCCGGACCCAACCGATTGATGACTTCTGTTTGTATCTCAGATACTTTCATAGGCACAAAAAAGCGGGGGATCTCCCCGCTAGTCTATTCGCTATAACGTTATGCTTTCATCCTACTCCCGTGTTTTGCTTATTGTCAAGACCGTCGACGTAATTCCATGCTTTTTTCGATTGATCGACAATACTTTCGTACAGACGATACAGCTCATGGAACCAGCGATCATACTCATATTTCACCACATCCATCGAATACCGCTCGGCGTGTTTTCGTATACGCAAAGGGTTCAAGAAACCGGCTTTTCGTCCGGCATCAACGAAATCCTGAAGCGTATTACAGAGGAATCCCGTTTCCCCGTGACGGACGTTTTCCGGAAAGCAACCAAAGTTTGAGGTGATAACTGGCGTCCCGCAAAGTTGCGCCTCCACGGAAACACCCCCGAACGCTTCGAGATACAACGTCGGGACGAATACTGCCCGGGCGTTCCCCATAAGGGACGCGCGTAGTGCGGGATCCGCGTAGCCAACATACTCGCAGTGGGGAGGAAGGTTCGACAAATCGTAATCGTCAGGATCCGGCTGCCCGGCGAGAACGAGTTTTGCCCCCAGCGCTCTCGTAGCGTCGATAGCGATATTGATACCCTTCTGGAATATCATCCTGCCGATGAACAGGTAGTAGTCGTCTTTCTCCTCCACGAAGGGGAAATCCCTGAGATTAAAATAGTTCGGGATAACACGCCAATAGTTACTTGCCTTGATAGACGCGAACGGATACTCGCTGCCATAGGTAAAGTTCATAAGGGAAGCGCTCTCAAATGCCCGGTAGAGGCTGTACGATCCCCTGTAGCCCACCCCCGGTTCAACAGTGAGCTCTATACCCACCGCATCCGCAATCGGCTTCTGGTAGACGCCTTGCGTCAATAAAAGAAAATCATCCGGACGCTTTCGGTCGATGATTGCCTTTGCGGCGACATCGTAGTATTTTCGTGTCGCTTTTGTTCGCTTTCCGGAAAAATCATGCCTGAATTGCTGCGTGGTCCAGTCATACCCGATGGGAAATCGGTCATCGCCATCTCCCCATGCGTCACGGATATCTTTAAGTGTGTGGGTCTGAATAAACTCAGTGCATGGAGCGTCCGATCCTTCAGCGCCGTAGAGATACACCTGATGGCCAAGTGAAAGCAGCATCTTTGATAGCTTGACGATCTTTTGGGTAAACGCACAAGCCATGTACGTTTCGGAAACCGGAAGGTGCGCAAGACCGAGAAGATGGAAGCGATATTTATCTTCCCACATCATAGGAAGCGCGATCAGTGTGCGGCGGGAGTTTTCGCTGTGTCTTTCTCAAAAACCTCACACACGCGTCCATACACGAGGGCATTGTATACTTTCCCAACTTTTGTTTTGATAAATGCCAAATCGTCGACAGTAAAATCCGGCTCTTTTCCGGCGTATAGCTTGAGGGAGAGCTGGAATATCTTGCTTTTCTCTTCCGCAGTTTGCGGTTCATTCTGGAAAAGCGTGTTGAGTGAAGTGGAAATGACTGCCCGAAGAGTGACCGGATTCTCGACTATCTTTCCGTCTTTTGTCACTGTTTCCGAAATATCCTTGCCTTCGTAATCCTTCAATACTTGGGAGGTGAGTATTTTCATATGAGCGTATTTTTCCATGCCGTACCACTGCTGTCAAGGGGTTACGGAGCAGTAATATCCTGAAGCGCGTGTGACACGACCGTATAAATGATCTTAAACGACGAGGGAGTATTCCCGGTGATCGTACAGGTAACTTGCAGATGATTGGTGGCATCAAACGCGAACGTTGTGGCAATCGTATCGGTGCCATCGCTTTTTGCCGTTGTAACCGTACCAAGGATGGAAGTTCCGGACGTATACGTTGTTGACTTGAGGACGAGAGAAAATGCTACCTGTCCAGACTCAACGATCATATCCGTGCCGTCACTCTCGACGATCGAATACATGACAATTCCCCCGGCCATCTGTCCCGCGGCGATCGTGGGAGTGGCAATCGTCGCGGCAACACCCGAAGTCAAAGCCACGGTTCCATTGACGATCATTCTGGTGACAAGGGCATTATCCGTCGTAGACGCTGCGGTGTTAAGCGTCGCCTGCAAGCGTATCTGTCCTGTGCCGGATCCAGTGGAAAGACCAGTTTGGAGAATAAGACTTCCCGCCGATTTATTCGTTGCCGCGGACGTTGCTCCTCCCGACTTAATCGTGAGGTTATTTCCGGCAGTATCAGAGGTCGTATGACGCTCGAGTCCCCACGACTTTGCTGCCTGTCCGGACATGGACAGATCGTTGTTCATCAGTCCGCTGGATCCGGTCGTTCCGATGCCTACCTTGCCGTTTGAGTCAATACGCATGCGCTCCGATCCGTTTGTCGAAAGTTGCAAATATCCGCGGGTATTTCCGGAATTGCTGTTCTCTTTTCGTCCGGCGATCCCGGCAAATCCCTCGAATGTCGTTGCGCTGGTAATATAGCCGCCAAGGACGATCGATGCTCCCTTGTCTGTCGCATGGGAATCCGTTGACTGAAGCGTGAGCATACCAGTAATGCCATTTGCAACGTTCGCACCATCAATCTTTACGATATTTCCTGTTCCTACCGCAGCGCCATTGCCAACGAATATACGCACTCCCGTGATGTCGCCGGCTGTCGTGTTTGCCGGGGCGCTATTGGATCCTACACGAAGATATCCGGCTGTCGTCTGATTTCCGGAAAGGGTAAGACCGGTAAACGTCGGAGAGCTTGCCGTTGTCAGTCCTCCTACATCAGCCTGTACGATTCCTGTCAGGTACGCATGATCGATCGCTGTACCGTTCCATACTCCCGCGGCGATCGTCCCCACCGTCGTAATACTGGTGAGATTTCCCGTGGTGATAAGCGTCCCGGACACATTGGGGAAGGTAAACGTCTTATCTGATGTTGCGACGCTCGAGAAGTCGAGAATACCCGTTTTCGATCCTCCGGCGGTAAACTGGGCAACGGACGAATTGTTGACGCGTATGTTGACGACGGAATTGCTGTTTGCTCCGATATTGACGGAATTATCCCCATCATACGCGAAGAAATACCCCTGCGTAGTCCCTGAATCGAACCGTACCGTGGTGAAGTTTCCTGTCGCTTTGACGAGGTGCAATAACTCAGAGGGGGATGCGGTCCCAAGGCCAAGCCTTCCGGAATCGTCAATAACCGATACGGATCCGGATGACTGCGCTCCCCGCAATGTTCCATCGGCACGAAGGATAGAATTGTCCGTACCGAACGTTGAAGCAGCCGTAACCTGATTGGCGATATCTGAAGTCAAAGCGATCGTGCCTGACGCATCAGGGAAAGTAAACGTCTTATCTGAGGTAGTTATAGCTGAAAGATCAAAAATAGAATAAGGACCACTATGGGACTCTCGCATCATTATTTTTCCATTTGCCCCTGATCCGTCTTTTTCTCCGGATTCAATATAAACGTTTCCTCCGTCATTATCGGTCCCAGACGAAGGATTACCACCCCAAAAACGAACATGTCCTCCGCGACCATTTGATGATCCTCCACTTCCTCCGGTAAGAGTTACAGTCCCTCCATTTCCTTCGGTACCTGCATCTCCTCCTGTTAAATCAACATCAGGACCGTCATTCACTCCGTCGGAAGATCCCGCACGTATTGATATCAACCCTCCTTGATTATCTGATCCAAAATC